GGTGCGGCGCACGGCTTTGTACATGCCCCGCCGCTGCAACTCGCGGATCAGCGCCGGCTTGGCGGGGATGCCGTCGTCGGCGTCGGTGATCGTGTAGGTGGTCTCCGGGCTTACTGCACCCGGCCCGTCTTCCTGCTGACGTACGATGCCTTCTGTCAGTTCCCTGTCGCCGATGTAGTACGATGGTTTGGTACTGTAAGTACCTTGCAGAGTCACCATCACCCGATCGTCGCCTGCGGAGAAGTCCTGCATGCCGGCGCGGCGGGCGTTCTCGGCGTCTTCGCGCGAGATGCCCTCGACCTTGTGAACCATCGCCTTCCTGTTGCCGTACTTGGCGCGGACGGCTTTGAACCGTTTGATCGCGCCGACGCCGGGCCTCCAGGCTACCGGGGGGATGTCGGTGGCCGTCATGTCTCCGTGGGGCACGGGCACTTTGACCGACTTCAGGTCGAGCTCGACCTGATCCACGCCCGACTGGTTGCGCTCACGCGAGTCGCGGATGACCTCGTCGTAGACTTCCTTGCGCGGCTGCGGGGTGACCCCGACGGCCTCGCGGCCGTCGTGCGTCATGTGCAGCTCCGTTCCCCCGCCCGACCCGGCGCGCCCCTCGATGCGCACCTTCGCCTTCACGCCCCGGACTGTCTTAAGCTCTTGGTTTGTCTCGACGTTGTAGGCGCGCGCCTGGGTGGAGGGCAGTCTGCGCAGCTCGGCGGCCACGACCGCGGCGTCGGCTTCCATTGTCCCCCGACCCCCGACCTGCTCGAAATCAACTTCTTCCCTGCCGTCTTCGTGGCGTACGACCCGCCGGTATCGCGCCCCTCCCGGCGCGTCCCGCACCGTGATCTCGTGCGAGGCTTTCCGCCCCACGCACGCGCCGAGCGACTTCACGAGCATCGGCGACGGGCGCTTGCCACAGATCTTGGGCATGCACAGCGCCTTGCGAACCGTGTCCTGGTTCGCGGGCATGACGACGGCGCTGACTTCGAGCAGCAGCGTCTGGAGCAGGTGCAGGCCCTGCGGCGTGCCCGTCATGTAGTCGGGCGACATGGGCATGGCCTTGACGACCTGGTAGCCGATGCTGCCCGCGCGGACGTAGCGTTTGGCGATCAGGTCGAAGAGCTGCTCGCAGAACAGGCTGTGGTCGTAGTCCTTCGCCGCGTCGTAGCCGGGCAGCGCGCCCTTGCCTTGGTAGAAGTACGCCTTGGCCCGAGCGGTCTTCCGCATCGGGTCGATCTCCATCATGTACGCCTTCGACTGCGGGTCCTCGCACAGCCCGATCGGCAGCGTCACCTGCTTGCCGTGGTCGAACAGTACCACGGGGTTCATGCGGTGGCGCTCGGTGTTGATGCCCCCGACCTCGAGCAGGTCGCCTACGCCGTCGCGGCGGTTGCCGTCGGCGTACGGGATCCACACCGACATCTCCGACTCGTCGATGTCGAGGTCGCCGCCGAACATCGTGTCCATGCCGTACTGGAGGTTCTCCCCGAGCTTGTAGGAGAACTTCGGGTCGTAGTGCGGTCGCGATTCCAGCAGCGTGATCGGGTCGGTCATCGCTTCCCCTGGGGCGGCGCGGTGATGAGCTGCATCAGGATGCGGAGCTGCGAGGGGTTCGTGAGCGCCAGCCTCGCCATGCCCGCCAGGTCCTCCACCGAGTCGCAGTGCTTGGCGAGGGCCTCGGCGATCGGGACGAGTTCGTCCAGCACGCGGCGCAGGCCGTCCTCGAGCTCTTCCTGTTTGGCGTTCGGCGCCATGTCTGCTCCTATTCCTAAGTGTATCACCGATTACGGACGGACGCGACGGGTTTGCTGGACTATTGGTCGGGGTCGGGCATCGGCCCTTCGTCGGGCAGGAACTCTTCGACGTAGTCTCGAATCGTCAAGTTTTCGTCGTCCGTCTCTACGCGGAGGCTCGGTCTGCCGTCGGTGTGCCTTATGTGGTCGGTGACGACCCCGCCTATCCCCCGCCTCATGTGCCTGACTCGGGTCCCGACCTCGGGCACCCACGCCTTCCACTTCTTCCGCAGCGACTTCATGCGCTTGGAGTAGTTGACCCCCGCGTCATCCTTCAACTCCGACGGGTCGACGATATAACCACCGTTAGTAGGGGTGCGTACGATTATGGCGTTTTCTAGGGCGGCGATCGGCTGCGGACCAGACTCAACGACCCCGTCGTCCACCTCCGCCACCGCGCCGGGGAAGTCGGCATGGACCCGGTCGCCGACCCGCGGGTACCGGTTCGACTTCGTGTGGATGCGGTAGTTCTTCCCCTGCTCCAGCTCTCGTAATTCCTGTGCGAGCAGCACGGGCTGCACGGGACCCGTTTGTTCGTCGGGGTCCGGGGGGCTGTCGGGAGAGCCGGTCTCGTCGATGACGTTATTGGTGAGCCGTGAGGCGTAGACCCGAGCGGCTTGGTGCGTCAAGGCTGCGTCACGCAGGCCCCCGTTATCGCCCACTATTCTGTAGGAAGCAGGCAGCTTTTGGCCACGGTTGTTGGTGCGCCCCGTGCGCTGGATGCGGACGGCTTTCTCTTCGGGCGGCGCGTTACGCGCCAGGGTCTCTTCGTCGGTCTCCAGGTAGCCCCGCCGACGTAGATGCCGTCGCCCGCTATCCGTCTGCCGGTACCTGTTCGCCCAGTGCCCGAGAGGAGTCTTCGGGTCGTTCATGTCGTCCACGTTTTCTTGCAGGGTGGCATTGACGTTCTCGGGTCCGACCTGTTCCAGCACGTACGTATGCGAATCGGTGCCGGGCGGGGGCACGCGGAAGGCTTTGGTCGCGGGGAGCCCGGCGGGCGGCGCCCCCTCTTGCGGCGCGCCCTCTTCTTCTACCGGCTCGCCGTTCTCGTCGAGCTGCTGCACCACCTCCTCGCCGATGATGTCCCAGCCGTACTCCGTCTCGACCAGTTGCGTCACGACGATCATCGTGTCGGCGTTCAGCAGCACCTCGTCGGGGCCTGAGAGCAGCGCGTTGCCCACGGTCAGGCACATGCGGAACTTGCTGAAGAACTGCGCGTCGTCGCGCGTCGTGCAGGGCGTGTAGCCAGTCAGCGTCATCGGCTCGCCTGTGGCGATGCTGGCGTTGCACTGGTCGAGCATCTGCTGGGAGAGTTCGGCGCTGTAGCTGAGGTCGACGCCGCGGTACACCTCGGCCCGCGCCGTCGGAGTCATCTGGAAGGCGCGCTGCAAGCGCGCGTGCTGCGACAGCGACGACGGGTCGAGCTCCCCGGCGTTGCGTAGTAGTTTGTTCAGCGCGAGTAAACTGGGGGACTGGCACCAGGTGTAGAGGCGCATGACCCCTTCGACCACGTACCACTCGCACTCGACGGCGGCGTTCTCGATCGGGGTGTCGCGCCGGATCAGGAACCCCTCCTGCCCGAACTCCTGGGGCGACTTGGGGTCGGTCGCCTGCTCGGGGCGGCCCTGCTCGCCGGGCCAGGAGCCCGGCTCGGGCTTGGCGCCGGGGCGCTTCGCGGGCTCCTTCTGCTTGCGCGGGCACGGGACGCGCTTGCCCTCGCGGAAGCAGACGGTGTGCCCCTGGCGGTCTTTGACGACGCCCGTGAACTTGGGCTCGGGCGGGCCGACGCCGCCTTTGACGAGGATCGGCAGAGACTTCCACTTAGCCTGCAGCGCTTTGACGCGGTTGGCGTAGGCGTCCTGGTTCAGGAACCGGGGCTTGCGGCGCGGGGCGCCACGCAGCGCGCCGCCCGACAGCGTGTCGAGGGACGACAGGGTTTTGTCTTCTACCAATTCATAGGTCTGGTTAGGTAGATCTAAGTCTAACCTGCCATCTTCACTCGTTTCGAGATACGGACTAGCCATCTCGTCTTCTTGGTAAACCCCGCGAATAGTGGACGCATTCTGGATATCGACGGTGGCCATAGGTCCGTGGGCTCCGGGAGGAGCGTTCGGGGCCCACGAATCGGCGTGCGCTGCGGTGGGTCGGATTTTGGCAGGGGTTCCTGGCAGTATCGCTTTATCGTCTATTAAGTGCAGAGTGCCCGGGGAATCGTCGCCCCCGAGAAGAACCTCCGTGCCGTCAGCAAGGCGCACCCGGTGAGTGCCAGCTTCATCCCCGGGCTGGTACGTCCCCTCGAACGAATGATGATCGTTGACGAAGTCGTAGGTCGTCTTCGGGCTCCGGTCGATGTCCTCCATAGGCTGCGTGTTGCCCAGTTCGGCTTGTCGCAGCGCGTATGTATCGATGTCGTCCGGGGTGTAGTCCGGGGTGTAGCGTACCCGCTCGTTCGGCTCTGGTGGCCTGGGCTTGAACTCTTTGTCGTCCACGACCTCGAACGTGTCGCCGTCCATCTGCGCGTCGAACTGCGCGTTGGCGACCTGCTGGTAGCCGCCGCGCTCCTCCTTGATGACCTGCGGCGGCCCCACCTGATCGCGCGACGAGTGGCGCTCCGTGGTGATCTGCGCGTCGCCGTTCAGCGGCTTGCGCTTGATGACGCGGTGCGCTTTCAGGGAGGGGGAGGGGGCGCAGAGCCGCTTGCGGCCCCGGAAGGGGGAAGGCCCGATCACCATGACTGGCTCCTGTGCGGGGGCCGGAGAGACTCAGCCCGAGACGACGGGGGTGTAGCTGACCGTCCAGCCGTCCTGGCCGCTCGTGGTCGTGTGGACCAGGCCGCTCGTGAAGGCGTAGCCCAGAGAGACCGTGCGGCCCGTGCGGAAGCCGCCGGAGACAGTCTTCTCGTAGTCGGCGAACCCCTTCCAGATGACCTTGTGACCGGAGGCCGAGAGCGGCCCGCCGCTGACGGCGACGGCGCTGTCGTAGAAGGTGATCGGCAGGCCCGAGTTGATGTCCGAGCCGTTGGCGACGGTGCGGACCGACGGCGGGTGGATGGTGACGGAGTCGAGCCGGCCCGCGCCGACGTGGATGCAGATGTCCGGGCCGACGGCGCCGCTCATGGCGCTGAAGGTCTTCGTGCCCCCGTAGGTGATCGGCACCTGGCCCGTGTTGGGCGTGCCGCTCTCGATCACCGAGCCGACGAGCACGGTGGGGTTCTTGGTGGGGTTGCGTTCCGGCATGGTGTGGGTAACCTCCCGTGCGCCGGGTGGTGCGGCGCAAGGCCTTCGGGCGGGGGAAGTCCCCGCCCATAGGCTCAGTGTCTCACAGGAAGGGTCCTTTGTCTAGGCGGGAGAGGCCTCCATGTACAGCGACAGGCACGGCAGCACGTCGAGGGTCTCGTTCAGGACCGTGGGGTCGCCCTCGCGGAAGGCGCGCGGCGTCGGGGCGAACCCGGCGGCGCGGAAGGCGTCGGAGAGCGTCGCGGCGTCGTAGCAGCTCTGGTGCCCGTCGTGCAGCAGCGCCCAGAGTTTACCCGCGGGCGTGGGCGCCTTCTCGCAGGACTCGCTGATCTCGTGGAACTCTTCCAGCTTGCCCGGGTCGAGCAGGTAGTACCCTTGCAGCAGCGAGGCGTCGGGCACGGAGACGCGGACGACGCCGTCGGGCCTGAGGACGCGGCGGCACTCGGCCAGGAACCTGGCGCCCTCGGCGTAGGTGAGCTTGTCGAGGAAGTGGTTGGCCAGGATCAGGTCCACGGCGCCCGTGCCGTAGGGCAGCCCGCCGCGCACGTCGAGCTGGCGGAACTTGTAGCGGTGCTGGTTGGCGAAGGCGCCCAGGTCGGCGATGTCGATGTTCTCCCACCCGTGGTGGTGCATGGTCAGGAAGCAGCCGACGTTCAGCTTGACGCGACCGCCCGCCTCGAACAGCGCGGCGGGCGCCGGGCCCGGCGACAGCGGCCCGGGGACCAGTTCGCCCTCGTACCCCGACCGGAACACCTCCCCGAACTGTTGATACCACCAGTCGAGGGGGCGCGACGTACACCCGCCGTCGGGGTAGATCCCCAGCAGGCAGCGTCGCGACACGCGCGCCATCTCGGCGATGACTTTCGGGAGGTCGGCCTCAGGGACGTGTTCGAGCACGGCGTTGCCGAGCACCATGTCGAACTCTTTGTCTTTGAACGGCCAGGGGGTGTCGCAGAGGTCGCGGTTGATGAGGCCGTCGCAGGCGCGCGTCAGCCAGCAGTGCCGGCTGACCTCCAGGCCGTTGGCGCGCACGCCGGCGCCCTGGAGGCGCTTCATCAGGTAGCCCCGCGCCGCGCCCAGCTCCAGCACCGACTCGGGGCGGCGCTTCATGGCCTCGGCGAACGCGATGTCGTTCGCCTCGGAGTCCCGGTAGGCCTCCGTCAGCCCCCCGCCCGAGGCCTTCCCGTTGAAGTAGTCGCGGCCGAACGGCGTGGCAGGCGCCGCGGCGCCCGTAATCGCGGGCGCTTCCTCTTTCTTGGCAGGCTTCGAGGCGATCACGGCCATGTCGGTCGGGCCACGGTCGGGGCCGTAGGGCTGCACGGTGATGTCCTCGAACCCCGCCTCGCCGAACAGTTTGACGGCCAGGTCGGGGTCCCAGTAGTTGCGGTGGGTGTTCTCCGGGTAGTCGTTGGCCCCGAACAGGATGCACGAGAACGACTCGAAGTCGTCCATGCCGTCCCAGCCCTCGGGGTGCGACTTGATCCACTCGATCTGCGCCTTGGTGTTGGCCGTGATCGTCAGCACCTTGCCGCCGGGCTTCGTGACGCGGTAGAGCTCGCGGACGAACTGCCGGACCTTGCGCCACGACAGGTGCTCGATGACGAACTGGTTGAACACGCCGTCGAAGTCTTCGTCCTTGATGGGCAGCGGCTCGTTGAAGTCTGCGGTGAAGTTGATGTGCGGCCCGGGGCGGCAGTCCACGTGGACCTGGCAGGCCGGGTGCGGGTTGTCGCCGCAACCGAGGTCGAGGTACCTGCCGTTCGGGTCGGTGTTGAGCGTAATCATGACTCCCTCTTTTTGAACGTGCGGGGCGTGCGCCGCTTGCGCAGTTTGAACAGTGCCGAGACGGCGGGGACGCCGTGCAGGTTGCACATCAGGTCGGGCCAGGTGGGCGAGGCGCCTACTTCGACCTCTTTGCCGTTCGCGTGGTACCTCTCCATCACGCGCGTGTGCAGGCCCTCCAGCACGAAGTCTTGGATCAGCCTCGAGGAGGCGCTGCCCCAGTCGTAGACGCGCCAGTGTGGCCACATCTCGAAGTGGGCGCCGCCGAACGGCACGACCAGGTAGCAGGAGCCGCCGTCCTTCAGCAGGTCGTAGGCGTAGCGCATGGCGACCACGTCCAGGTACTTGTGCGGCCTGGCGTCGTAGGTCGTCAGGCCGAAGTGTTCGACCGACGACACCGCGATGACGCAGTCGACCCGGCCACGCCACGTCCGCCAGAAGTCGTCGGACAGCGCGCAGAAGTCGCCCGTTATGTGCGTGTGACGCATCGACGGGGGCAGCCCGTCGAACGCCTCGTAGGGCCGCAGGTCCACGCTCAGGGCGCGCCACCCGGCGTGCGCCAGCATCAGCGACAGCGGGGCGTCGTGCGCCCCCACCTCGAGCACGACCGAATCGACAGGCTCGTCGAAATGGTCCAGAAAGAAACTACACTCCGGATCGAACTTCGGGTAACGCGCGCGTACCTCATCGGGGACCCTCATCAGTTGCGCCCCCCGGAACCGTAGGGGGCGTTGGGCTTCTGCGCGGCGACGGGGAACGTGTGCATGCCGATGATGTTCTCCAGCTCCACGGCGTAGGCGGTGCCGTTGAGGTCCACGCCGTCCACGGTGATCTGCCTGCGCGCGTGCAGGGCGCGCGTCTTCCACGCCTCGAGGATCTGCCCCGCGTGGTCGGCCGTCAGCACGAGGTCGAGGAACATCCCGTGGCGGAGCAGGAACCTAAGACCGATCTGACCCATCGAGCAGCCTCCTCCAGGCGGTTTGGTAGCGGTGCCTGACTTTGTCCCAGGTGTGGTCCGCGGCGGCGGCGCGCCAGTCGGGGTAGCCGTAGCCGGTGCCGGCGCCGCGGTAGCGGATCTCGTCGATCTTGCCCGCCAGCTCCTCGGCGTCGCGTGGCGTGGTGCGGTACCATTCGGGCACCAGGTCGGCGGCGCCGGCGCCCTTGCTGCACAGCACGGGGCGGCCGTGCGCCATGGCCTCGACCACCTCGATGCCGAAGCCCTCGGTGACGCTGGGCTGCACGTAGAGCGAGACGCCGTTGTAGAAGTCGCTCACGTCGCCGACCCACCCGAGCACCTGGACGTTGCCGCGGCCCGCGGCGCGTATCATGTGCTGCACGAAGGGGTGGGTCGTGTGCCTGCCGGCGATCTTCAGCACCGCGTCCTTGTAGCGCAGCTTGCCCCACGCCTGGATCAGATAGATCAGCCCCTTGTCGGGGCCGACGGCGCCCAGGTAGCCTACGGTGAACGTCTTGGGCGGGGGCGCGACCCGTTCTGGCAGGTCGCAGCCGTGGGGGATGACTTCTATCGGGCCCGTGCGCCCCTGCCCTCGCACCACCTCCATGGAGTGCGTCGAAGGCACGATCAGCAGGTCGGCCTCCATGTACCCGCCCGCGTAGCGCTTGAACAGCCCGGGGTCGGTCAGGTGCGGGTAGTCGTACGACCCGGCTATCGCGACGTGCTCCTTGCGTGACTCCTCGACGCTGTGCGCGGCACAGGTGTAGCTGACTTTGGCGCCCAGCTTCTTGAACCTGCTGACGGCGCGCGAGAAGGTCCCCGAGTAGATCTGCACCAACTTCAGCTGGTCGAAATTCACGCCCCCCAGATGCGCGGCGCACACCGTCTCGTCCCAGTGCCACGGGTCGCCGCCACCGAGCAGCGCCGGCTCTAGCGTCTTACGGTCCACGACCGTACACGGGCCCAGCGCCTTCAGGGCCTCGGACTCTTGATAGGTCACCAGGCCGCCGCCCGAAGGGGTGCCCACCTCGTCGGCGGTGAGGTAGAGGTTCAACGTTCGGACTCCCGGGGCTCGTCGATCGCCTCCTCGTAGGCGCTGCCGTGCCGCTCGACCACGGCGATCACGTCGTCCTCGCGGACGATGATGATGCCGTTGCGCGAGTCGACGACGCGGTAGTCGGCGTCGTCGATGAACACCTCGTCGCCGTCCTCGAGGTCCTCGACGGCGGGGCCGACGTACTCGACGGTGTAGTTCGTCAGCCGTTTACGGAGCACGACGCAGTCGTTGCGCGGTCGGTAGGATATCATGCGTCTCTCCTAAAAGTGCCCAGAGTACGTGAGCGGCTCCACCGACGGCGGCGACGGAGGCCCGACGATGATACTGCCGGAGGCGCCGTATAAATAAGGCGCCGTCGGCCAGGACCCGACTCCTATGGCGCCCGAGCAGACCACGCCGCTCACAATTGACATTGTTGGCCCCGGCCCGGCGGTGACGGTTAGGGGCTCTCGGTACCACGACCCGCCCGGCGTGAACCCGCCGCGCACGAGTTGCGCCGCGTCGGGGCGGCCCTCGTCGGTCAGCCAGTCGGCGAAGGCGTCGCGCGTCAGTTTGTCGCCGGGGTCGGTGCGCAGCAGGTGCGCGAACACGCGCTCCTGGGGCTTCATCAGCATTTCGGTGAGGTAGATGAATTCCTGAGGCGTCACACGACCCTCCTGGCGCTGAGCGCCGCCTCGCGCGTCTTCGGCGTAAGGTCGAACGACGGCGGGCCTTTGAAGCACCACATATCGCACAGCAGCTCGCGGAGCTGGTTGTCCTTCAAGAACTCGCGCACTTTGTTCAGATCCACGAGGTCCAGTTCGCCCGTCTCGTGGTTCTCGATGCGCACCGTGAAGCCCAGCTCCTCGACGCGGTCGATCAGCTCGAACTCGCTGCCGCCCGTGTGCCGAAGCCCCAGGGCCCAGAGCTCCATCGACAGCGCGACGCCCGGCGACCGCGCCAGCGTGGCGGCGGCGCCGAGCAGCACCTGCTGCTCGCAGCCCTGCGTGTCGATCTTTATCAGGTCCACCTTGGCGCCGCCCAGCTCGTCGTCCAGCGTCGAGACGGTCACGCCGACGTGCTCGCGCGCCTCGTTCGGGTCGGGCCAGATCCTGTGGTCGCCGTTGTTGTCCACCGACTTCGGGCTGAAGTACAAATTGGCGAGGCCTACGTACGAGTACAGCGCCTTCTCACGCACCTCCGCCATGCCGTCCAGGCCGTTGAGCGTCAGGTTCTTGCGCAGCACGGCGGCGCAGCGGGGGTGCGGCTCGAAGGCGTAGACTCTGCCCGTAGGCCCGACCATCTTCGCCAGGGGCACGGTGAACATGCCGATGTTGGCGCCCACGTCGACCACGGTGCCCCCCGGCCTCAGGTGCGCCCGCGCCATGTTCAGGTGCGCGTCGTCGCCGCCGCCCTTCTTCATGACGCGGCCGATGGCGTCGTCGTCGGTGATGAACACGAGCGACCCCGACGAGAACGCTAGCGACAGGTGGCCCCCGGCCAGCTCGCGGACCGCCTCGGCCTCGGCCCCCATGCCGTGGCCCGCCTGGCGCAGCGCCTCCTTCAGCAGGCAGGCGCACAGGGACCCGTTGTGTTCGCGCAGCACGGACCGGATCTTGTCGAGCTTATCGTCGGGGAGGGGGAACATCACCAACCCCCCGTTTCGAGTGCTTCTTTGCACAGCTCTTCGTAGCGGGATACCATGTTCTCGACGGAGAACTGTAGGGCGTGCTCGCGGCAGAGTTCACGATCTCTACTGCTTAAAGCTGCCGGAGTAGAAGAATAGAATTTGATTTGATCTACGAGTTCCTCGTAGCTTCCAACTAAATTGACCTCACGCGCCCACACCGTTTCTTTCATGGCGCCGTAGCGCCAGGCGATGACGGGGCAGCCGCACAGCATGGCCTCGACTGGCGCCAGGCCGAACGGCTCGCGGAAGCGCTGGTTGGGGTGCAGCAGGGCGTGCGCCTGCGTGAACCACCGCACGCACTCGCCGCGCGTCGCCGGGCCGACCATTCGGATCTGGTCGCCGTCGCACTGGGCCTTGCACCGCTCGAAGTAGTCGGGCTCGTGGGTGATGCTCGTGTCTCCCACCAGGTCGAGGCCGACTCCCGCCTCCTTGCACGCTTGAATGGCCAGGTCGGCGCCCTTGATGCTGCTGAACCGCGCCAGGAACAAAAACCGGTCGGTGCGGGGCACGCCGTAGATCGGCTTGTAGTAGTCGGGGTCGACGCCGTTGTAGGCGTAGCGCGCCTCGCGGTCGAACAGCGCCTCGAAGTGGTTGGCTTGGTCCTTGCTGATGCACACGAAGCAGGGCTTCTCGACGGGGGGCAGCGTCTGGTACATCGTGTTGACGGGCGCGTGCATGACCCCGAGCACGGGCGCCTTCAGCACCCCCTCGGCCTTGAGCAGGTAGGAGTGCTTCTGCCAGCTGTTGTCGACGACGACATCGGCGCCCAGCAGGTGCTGCCAGTATTTCTGGTACGCCATGTGCTCGTCGTGCTGCCCGGCGGGGCCCGTCGGGAGCACCTTGGCGTGCTCGGCCCAGGAGCCGTCCGGGGCGACGAGCGTGACCTCGTGGCCACGCTTCGCCAGGCCCTCCGCCTGGAGCCAGGCGAGGTGTTCCAGGCCGCTGTAGCCGGGGGGCGGGCACGGGAAGACGGGCGTGCTGACGACGGTGACCTTCATCAGGTGCTCGAGGTGGAGTCGACGGGTACGAAGCTGTGGTAGTCGGCCTGCGCGTAGCCGATGTGGCGGCAGCGGACGCTCGTGTCGACGAGCACCTTGTAGCCGAACTGCGTCTTGGCGCGCATGCACATGGTGAAGTCTTCGCTGAGCGCCTGCCCGGGCGGGAACAGGTGCTGCGCGTCCACGCGCCAGTCGAACACGGGCTTCTCGGGGCGGCGAGGGTCGGGGTTGGCGAAGAACTTCTCGAGGACGCCCCGCTTGATGAGCAGGCAGCCCGCGCCGACCACGTCCACCTCGAGCATCGGGTCCTGCGATTTGGGGTCGGGCAGCTCGCGCACCCAGTCGCCGTTTTTGAGCATGACCGGGATGCCGTGCGGCGGGCTGCGGCGGCAGTAGACGCCGCTGACGATGTCGGCGTCGCGCGCCAGCAGTCGCGGCACGGCGTCGCGCGGGGGCACCACGTCGCTGTCGAGGAAGAAGACGTGCGAGAAGCCGTACTGGAGGGCCTGCTGGCACGCCTGGTTGCGCGCCATGTCGTACGGCATGCCCGCCAGGCCGATGAACTGCCCGGGGATCTGCAAATTGCGCAGCCCGAAGGCCCAGGCGACGGTGACCGTGTCCACGTGCAGGATGGCGCCGAGGACGCGGTGCTGGTGCTGTTCCCAAGCTCCTGGCATCAGTAAACCCTCACGATTCGACCATCTCGACCAGGAACGTGTCGTCGCTCTCGTCGTACTCCTGTCGCACGACGCGGAAGGGCCACAGGCCGCCCCAGCTGGACATCTTCTGCAGGTCGCCCATCAGGTCCCCCGACACCTCGAACAGCCCGGCCTCCAACCCGTCGAAACGCAGCTCGCCGTTGACGCAGCGGGTGGCGGACAGGACTTTGGGCATCAGTAAACCCTCACCTGGCCCGACAGGTGCGGCAGCAGCGCGTCGAGCACCTGGGGCTGGAAGCAGTGGTCCATCATGCGACGCAGCAGGTCGGCCATGGGCAGGGAGCTCTCCTGGGAGAGCAGCCGCAGGCCGCTCATGCGGTTGTCGCTGGGGTGGAAGAGGAACTTGGAAGACATAGGACCTATATATCCTGGGCCCCAAGGGGGGCGGTTCGGGAACGACCCGAACCGCCAGATGGTCAACCAGGCAGCGATGCTGAGAGTAATCTACACGGGGGCCTAGGCGACGGTCAAGGTCAGTAATCGGGATTATCGGAAGTCCCCGTGACCGAAGCGCCCGTGACGTTGCCGCCCGTGATGTAGACGGTCTCCTTGACCTCCGAGGGCTGCTTGGGCGTCGCCGTGAAGGCCGAGTCGGGGAACTGGATGAGGGACTCGGTGGGGCAGACTTGGCTGAAGTCGATCGTCACCCGCTGCTCCTTTGCATCACGAAGGCCATGGGCAGCGGGTCGCTGGTGCCGCCGCTGACGCCGTTGGCCGTGAACAGCAGCTTGACCGTGACCGCGTCCACGTCGCCGCTCGTCAGCGCCTGCAGGTTGTAGAACCCCCGGCCCACCTCGGTGAACGCGCCGCTCTGGAGCGCGCTCGGGGTGGTGGCGCCGTCGCGCCAGATCTGGCCGCTGACGACGCCCGACACGAACGGCGTGACGTGGTCGGCCGCCGACTTCAGGTAGAGCGGGAAGTTCAGCACCATCTCGCTGCGCGCCAGGCGCACGGGCGTGTTCCGCGCCAGCAGGCCGCTCGTCGCCAGGTCCGAGAGGGGCAGGCGCTTGGTGCCGTCCCACTCGACCTCGCCGCCCGCGAAGCAGTTGTCGGTCTGCGCGGGCGACCCCGCCGCCTGCTGCCGCGCGTCGATGTCGAACACGCCCGCGGGCACGGCGGCGGGGAAGTTGCCGACGTAGATGTTGCTGGCGCCCTGTTCGGTCAGCGCCACGTCGTAGTCCGTCCAGTGGTCCGAGTCGAAGCCCTCGAACCCGCCGGTGCCCCCCGACGTGCTCCAGACGCTGCTGCCGCTGCCCCGGATGAGGAAGTAGCAGGTCATCCCCGTGCCGGGGCCTTTCGTCTTCACCTCTCCGGGCATAGGCTCACCTCACGGCTTGTCCACTCGGAAACACAGCACCTTGAGCTCCACCTTGCGCGGCTCGTGCGGCTCGGGGGACAGCTCGTCGAACGTGTACTTTAGCACGTCTTCGGGCTGTTCGGTCAGGCGCTGCCCGAACAGCCCGAAGATCGACCTCGCCACCGACAGGTCGATCGTGTGGTTGTGGCGCGCGTTCGGCGCCACGTCGAACGTGACGAGCAGGCGCCCCTTCGACGCTAGTACGCGCCAGAGCTCGCGTACGACGCTCTGCGGGTCGTCGATGTGTTCGAGGACGGAGACGCACACGACGCGGCTGAAGACGTTCTCGTGGAACTGTGACAGCCTCTTGAGGTCTCCTTTGGCGCTGAGCACGCCGTTGACCGAGGGCTGCTTGGCCGTGTCGAGATCGACGTTGACGACCTGCACCCCCTTTTCACTCAGGAAGTGCTGTAGGGCGCCGTCGCCGCCCGCGGCGTCGAGGCACCACTGCCCGGGCTCGAACACGCCTTGCAGCGATACCCAGGGGTACTCGAAGGCGCGCGACCAGTGCTTCACGTCGTGGTGGGTGGCGTACCAGTGTTTCAAATCGCGCATCGGCGCATCGGTCTGCGCCCGCGCCCAACAGGAATCGAAGTTCTCGCCTCGCAGCATCAGAAGTTCCCCGGCGGGGACGCCATGGCCCCCGAGGTGATGATGTTGTCGGGGTTGACGACGATGCCGCCCGAGTAGGCGACGCCCAGGCGCTGCCAGCCCTGCCCGGAGACGAGCAGCGACTGCGCCACGATCATGCCCCCGCTGCCCACGTAGAGCGGGCGGCCCTGCTCGCCGCTCCAGGTGGCGTCGAGCGTGGAGGGCGCCAGCACCGACCTGCCGATGATGACCGTCGCCACGTCGCCCGAGGCGAAGTTGTCGGCGACGACCCCCACGGCGGGCAGGCGCAGGCCGCTCCCGGCCATCGCCAGCGCGATCACGTTCCCCGACGTGATGCAAACGGCCTTGAAGCCGCTCACCCTCTCTACTGTAGGCATCAGGAAGTAATCGTACAGTCCCGAAACGAGATGGCCCCGGCCGACGGCCCCCGAGCCGATGTGCCCGCTGCGCACGGCGCCCGAGCCGATGTGCAGCCAGGTGATCCCGCCCGAGGCGAGGTGGTGCGACTGCACCGTGCCGCTGCCGATGTCGAAGCTGCCCACCGTGCCGCTGGCGACGCAGTGCGCCCCCGACGAGTTCGCGCCCAGCACGGCGCCCGAGGCCACGTGGCCGCTGTGGACGGCGCCCGACGCGATATGGTTCTGCGACACGACCCCGGCGGCGATGTTGCCGCTGAGCACGCCGCCGTCGGCCAGGTGGGGCCAGGCGATGCTGCCCGAGGCGTACTTGCCCGACGCGATGGCGGCGGCGGCCACGTTCCCCAGCGCCGTGCCGCTGCTCAGGTGGTTGACGCCGATCTGCCCGCTGGCGACGTGGCCGCTCTGCACGCCGCCCGACGCCAGGTCGAGCGGGCCGATGCTGCCGCTGGCGATGTTGAGGTTGCCCCCCGCCAGCGACCCCGCCACGGCGCCCGAGGCGACGTGGCCGCTGTGGACGGCGTCGATGCCCAGCTGGTACCGCTGCACGCCGCCGCTGTTCAGCACGACGCCGCTGGCCAGGTGCATCTGCCCGATCTGCCCGGAACCGATGTTGCCGCTCAGCACCCCGCCCGACGCGATCTTGAACGTCGTGACCGCGCCCGAGGCGAGGGCGGTGTTCCAAACGGAATCATTGGCAAGATGTCCGCTGCTGACACTGTTGTCGGCCAGATGATTTCGACCCACCTGTCCAGAGCCGAACGCACCCGAGAGCAGGCCGCCGCTCGCGACATGGAGCGTGAACACCGAGCCGCTAGAGATCGAGCCGCTGACGACAGAATTATTACCGAGAGCGCCGCTGCGCACGCCGCCAGAAGCGATATGGTCATTACCGATTTGCCCACTGGCGAAGGCCCCCGAGGTCAGGCCGCCCGACGCGATCTTGAGCGTCTGGATGCTGCCCGACGCGATGTTAGTGGTCCAGATGGAGTCGGCGGCGAGCTGGCCGCTCTGCACGGCGCCCGACGCCAGCGCCGCCTGGCCGATCTGCCCGGCGCCGAAGGCGCCCGACTGGAGGCCGCCGCTGGCGATCTTGAGCGTCGTGACCGACCCCGACGCGATGTTCGTCGTCCAGACGCTGTTGGCGGCCATCTGCCCCGACTGCACGGCGCCCGACGCGAGATGGGCCTGGCCGATCTGCCCGGCGCCGACGGCGCCCGACCCCAGGCCCCCGTCCACGACGTGCAGGGTGCCGATCGCGCCCGAGGCGACGCTGCCGGAGATGACCGAGGCGTTCGCCAGTTTGCCCGACAGGATCTGGCCGCTGCCGACGTGTACGCCGCCCAGCACGCCGCTGCCGACGCTGCCCGACGCCACGGCGCCGTTGCCCAGGTGTCCGCTCTGCACGGTGCCGCTGGCGACGAGTACGATGCCCGTGCCGAAGTGGAAGGTGCCGATCTGCCCGCTACCGATGTTACCGCTCAGGACCCCGCCGCTGGCGATGTGCGTCGTCCCGATCTGGCCCGACGCGATGCCGCCCGACACGACGGTGGCGTTGGCGATGCGGCCGCTGCCCACGCCGCCCGACGCGATGTGGAAGTTCGTCAGCTGGCCGCTGCCTACCGAGCCGGAGAGCACGGAGGAGTCGCCCAGCAGGCCCGAGCCGATGCTCCCCGACGAGTTCCCTATCAGGCCGCTGGCGAAGTGCATCGGCCCGATCTGCCCGGAGCCGATGTTCCCCGACAGCACGCCCCCCGAGGCGATGTGCGTCGTGCCGATCTGGCCCGAGGCGACGTTGCCCGACAGCACGGCGGCGGCGCCCAGCGCGCCGCTGCGGACGCCCAGCGCGGCGATGTGGTCGTGGCCGATCTGGCCGCTGCCGAACGCGCCCGACAGCAGGCCGCCGCTCTGCACGTGGAGGGTGTAGACCTGGCCGCTGGCGATGTTATTGAGCAGTACGGCGCCCGACCCCAGCTGGTTGGCGACGACGAAGCCGCTGGACCCGTGCGACTGGCCCAGTTGCCCCGAGGCGATGTTACCGCTCAGGACCCCGCCGCTGGCGATGTGTGTGTTGCCGATCTGCCCGCTCGCCACCGAGCCGCTGACGACGGACCCGTTGCCGAGGTACCCCGACGTGACCGCGCCCGAGGTCAGAGCCACCGATTGGAGCACGACGTATCCCCCCAGCCTGTTCGGGTTGAGCACATCAGGCCGCCCTGGGTTTAGTAGACCTCATAGTACACGCGGCAGCGCCCCGACGCGGCGAGCTCGGTGCCCGCGTACAGGTTGAAGGTGCCGCTGGTGGGGATCGCCAGGGCGGGGATGGTGTACTCCTCGCCGGGGTAGACGGGCGTGCCGTCCATCGACCCGCCGCCCGACAGGGCGAAGCCGCCCGACAGCACGGTGACGCCGCCCGACAGGCCGATGTACGCCGGGCCCGACGCGACCAGGTCTACCTTCAGGCGTATGCACCCCACGGGCGACCTGCGCAGCCCCGAGTAGGGGTTGCCCGAGATGAGCAGCGTGCCGCCCGACACGAACCCCAACAACACCGAGGGCATGTCACAACTCCGCGAGCAAGACGGCGTCGCAGGCGCCGTCGATGGCGTCTTGTTTCGCCGAAAGGAATTCTTCCCACCTCTGCTGTATTCTATCCTCAATCATCCGGTACGCTAGGCGTTCTTCGTCACGCCGGTCCTTCATCCGCATGTAGACCTCGGCGTTCATCGCGCGGTAGAACGCGCGCCCGCCGAACTTCGGCGCGTGGGGCGACCCTCCCGGGCCGGCGGGTACGAAGGTGAAGTCGACGCCGAATCCGCCTACGCTCATGGGTCAGTCCGTGTCGAGGGAGGCGACGGGGGAGGCCCCGGAGACGACGGTGATCGTCTGCGTGTAGGCGACCGTCGAGTCGTCTTCTTGGTACACCGTCAGGAAGCCGCTGGTGGCCGTCAGGCTCCACTTGTTGGTGAGCTTGCGCCCGGCGTTGACGAGGCAGCGCCCGCTGGGGCCGCTCAGGAACAGCGTCGAATACTGCGACCAGTCCTTCGTGAGAACCTCGTCGGCGACGAGCGCCGTCTGGCCGCTCGCCAGCCACGTCTGGCCGCTGAACGACGCGGGCAGCACGGTGGCGTACACCCCGGAGTTGACGATCACGCCCGACAGGTTGGCGGGCAGCACGGTCGCGTGGACGCCGCTGTTGACGATGACTCCGGAGATGGTGGCTTTGGGGACTGTTACGAACACACCGGAGATGCTCGCCGGGTCCACAGTGGCCGTGGCCGTGACGAACAGACCGGAGTTCGCGATCACGCCGCTCAGGGTGGCGGTCGGGACGGTCGCGAAGATGCCCGAGTTGGCGATGACGCCGGAGATCGTCGCTTTGGGAACCGTCACGAACAGACCACTGTTGGCGATCACCCCCGACAGGTTCTCCGGGAGCACCGTCACGTAGCCGCCGCTCTCCGTCACGACGCCCGACAGGGTCGCGGGGGGCACGGTGGCGAAGATGCCGGAGTTCGCGATCACGCCGCTCAGGGTGGCGACGGGCACCACGACGTGGTGGCCCGAGGCGACGAACGTGGTGCCCGAGACGATAATCACGACCACGCCCGAGATGCTCGCCGGGTCGACGGTCGCCGTGGCCGTGACGAACAGACCGCTGTTGGCGATGACACCAGAGATGGTGGCTTTCGGGACGGTCGCGAAGACGCCCGAGATGCTGGCGGGGTCCACCGTCGCGGTCGCGGTCACGAACAGGCCGGAGTTCGCGATGACGCCGCTAATGGTGGCTTTCGGCACCGTGACGAACAGACCACTGTTGGCAATCACGCCCGACAGGTTCTCCGGGAGCACGGTGGCGTAACCACCGCTCTCCGTAACCACACCGCTGATCGTCGCCTTGGGCACGGTGGCGAACACACCGGAGATGCTGGCGGGGTCGACCGTAGCCGTGGCCGTGACGAACAGACCGGAGTTGGCGATCACGCCGGAGATCGTCGCCTTGGGGACTGTGACAAACACGCCGGAATTGACGATCACCCCAGACAGGTTCTCTGGCAGCACGGTGGCGTAACCACCGCTCTCGGTCACTACTCCGGAGATCGTCGCTTTGGGGACGGTGGCGAAGACGCCGGAGATGTTCTCAGGCAGTACAGTGGCGTACCCGCCGCTCTCGGTCACTACTCCGGAGATGGTGGCCTTAGGCACCGTCACGAAGATGCCCGAGTTCGCGATCACCCCCGACAGGTTCTCGGGCAGCACCGTCGCGTAGCCGCCGCTCTCCGTCACGACGCCGCTCAGGGAGGCCTTGGGGACGGTGGCGTTCGCGCCCGAGGCCGGGTGGACGAAGCCGCTGATCCCGCCCAGCGTGACGAGGCTGTACTGCACGGGCACGCAGCCCGACGCCGTGAACAGGTACCCTGCCGTGTCGCCGTTCGTGTCGAAGTCGTACAGGTTGGCCCGGTAGCTGCCGCCGCCCAGCTCGATGATGTTGCCGCTCAGGACGATCATGCCCGACAGGCCGTCGAGCGACTTGCGGCCGCTGATGCTGCCGCTGCTGTTCGTGACCGCGATGCCCGAGCGGGCGCAGACGAGCGCGAAGTACAGGAACTGGCCGCTCGTGTTCTTCTTAATCACGCCCTGGCTCCCCCCATGAATACGTTGGCCCTGACGTAGGCGCCGATCGGCTGCTGGGTCGAGGCGGCGCTTTCGCCGGCCTCGATCACGATGTGGACGGCCCCCCACGCCCGGTTGTCGGCCTGGCTCGCCGTGACGCTCTTGGCCCCCGTCGCCCCGGCCGTGTCGAGCACGCCCGTCGCGCAGTAGAAGATGCCCGTGGGCGAGTTCATGCGCTCGGTGTAGGTCGGCGTCGTGCCCGCCGGTGGGCTGGTGTTGCCGAAGCCGTCCCAGGTGCCCCCGGCCCAGATCAGCATCGAGCCGTCGACCTCCGTCGTCACCGTCGGGGCCGTGACCGTGCCGCCTCCGGTGCTGCTGGCGTGGCTGGTGGTCCCCGGCGCCGGGTTGATCGGCGTGGCCGCCTGGCCGCTCAGGCGGAACATGATCCCCTCGGTGTCGGCCGAGGAGTGCGTCACCGTGTAGTTGCCCGACTCGCCGCTGGCGGCCTTGTACCAGGCGTGGATGCGGACGTGGTAACTGGAGAAGGTTGCGTCGGTGTAGTCCAGAGGCAGCCCGGTCATCAGCGTGAACCCGGTCGGGCCGGTCGCCGTCTGCGCCGGGTCGTCCCCCAGGCACATGACGATGACGAGCAGGTCGCCGTTGGCGATGCCCGAGGGGGCCGTGAACGTCGTGTTCGTGCGGGCGCTCAGGGATACGGTGGACTGTGACTGAAAAGCTACCGCCATTTACGGCCCCACCTCATAGCAGGCGACCGCTGGCATCGGGTCCCATCCGTCGCTCCACGCCTCGCGGACGAGCAGGTAGACCCGCGTGCTATCGGCGCTGATCTCCTGGCCGATGACGGGACCACCGCCGGGGGTGGCGAACTCGGAGTGCGAGCCGAAATGCTCGCCGGGGCCGTAGCGGTACAGGTACTGCTTCGTGCCGGTCCCGAAGCCCGGCGATTGCAATTCGTAGCCGCAGTACCCCGTGCCCTGGAGGGACCAGAAGCACGCCTTGCCCCCCACCACCAGGCCGCCCCCCACGACCTCCCCCGCGAACCAGTACCCGACAGAGCCGTCCGGTGGCACGAACCACTGCGACGCGGCGCAGGAATAATTGTTCGGCCGCTTCTCGCGCAGCTCCTTCGGCGCGTCGAAGACGGGGAACTCGTTGACGACCGTGCCGCCCAGCGTCATCCAGCACGGCCCCGACCGCGACCCCTGGCCGCTCTCGTAGCCGCCGCAGCCCAGCAGCACGCCGTCAGGGTGCCCCTTGACGAAGCCTCCGCCGAACGCCTGCATAGGCCTGCCCGACAGGGTGACCGTCTCGGCGAGCGTGGCGGTGCTTCCCGACAGGGTGAACTTCTTCACCACCGTGGACGGGAAGCTGCCCCCGCTGGCGTAGAACCCCTTGCCGCTCATCCACAGCTTGCCGTCGCGCCACATCAGGCCGGCGGCGTAGAGCTGGTTGCCGTAGATGGTGCTCCAGCCGGCCACGGTGTACGGGCTGCCGTAGTCGCGCGCCTGGTTGACCTGCGGCCAGGCGGCGTAGCTGGTGCCCGTGCCCATCGCGGGCAGGTCGTAGCCCGCCAAATTGACCGTCTGCGCGTGCCCCAGCGTCCACGCGCGCATCGTCGCGAAGTCGATGGCCAGGCCGCCCTTGCAGTAGGGCTGCTGGAGCCGCCATCCGCCGATCAGACTCAGCGTGAAGTCGCCCGGCGGCGTGACGGTCATACTGAACGTCTGCGTCTGCTGCATGTCAGCCTCACGGGGTGCTGTCGGTGACGCTGACGCCGATGGGGCCGTAGGTCCCCGCCGAGGTGGGCGTGCCGGAGAGCAGGCCCGCGGCCGAGAGCGTCAGGCCCGGGGGCAGGGTGCCGTTCGTCACGCTCCAGACGTAGGGCGTGGTGCCGCCGGTGGCGGTGAACTGGTGGCTGAACGCCACGCCGACGGGCAGCGACGCGGGCGGCGCTGCGCTGGTGATCGTCAGGGCGTTGTAGACCGTGAAACTGAACGTGACCGTCGCCTGCTGTGCCATGGGTATCTCCTGATGTGTCAGTCCTTAGCCTCTTCCTCGATGATCTCGGCGGGCCGGCCGTGCGCGTCGTAGGTGATGTGTTTCGTGACCTTGCGGCGCGGCACCTCGACGTTGACCGTGGGCGCCTCGACGTTCACGGTGGGCGCCTTCTGCTCGGGCACCTTCACCTCGACCTTGGGCGCCGCCTGCTGCGGGACGTTCACCGTGACCTTCGGGGCGTCCTGCTTGGGGACGTGGACGTTCACCTCCGGCGCCTTCTGCGTCGGGACGTTGACGTTCACCTGCGGGGCCTTCTGCTCGGGGACGTTCACGGTGACTTCCGGCGCCGGCATGGCCTTGATCGCCGCGATGAGTTCGGCGAGGCTGTCCTTGTAGGTCTTGGCGAGCGCCTCCATGCGCCGCTCCACGTCGTCCACCAGGGACTTCACCGACGCGGTCACCCGGTCGGAGATGAGCTTGTCGACGCTGCGGCCCACGCGCGTCGAGGTGTCGGTCTCCAGCTGGTGCAGCCGGTCGTCCATCAGCGACTTCATCTGGTCGTAGATGGCCTTCGACGCTTGCACCAGGTCGCCCTTGGTGAGCGACTCGTGGTCGTCAATGTCTACCGTTGCCATTGCGCAGGGCCCCCCTCACCAGGTCGTAAATGGTAGGTCGTCTGCCCGCGCCGTTGAGCGACTTGCGGTCGATCCCCGACTGGTCGAAGCCGCCCATGGCGCCTTGGCCCATGGCGCCGGGGTCGGGGCGCGAGGCGCTGACCACGGCGGGCAGCAGCCGCATGGCCTCCTGGTGGCCCGCGGCGCCGTCGCCGTCCTCGGACACGACGCCCGTGCCGCCCGTCTTGCCCGCGGTGCGCATCTCGCCCTCGTCGACGAGCCCGGCGATCTCGCTGCCCCAGTCCTCGGGCGTCAGGGGCATTTCGAGCTCCTTACGCAGCTCGTTCTTGGTCATGGCCTTGGCCTGGAGCAGCAGGTTCAGGCGGACGTTCTTGACCTCGTGATCGTCGATGCGCTTGCAGCGCACCTCGACGATCAGGTCGTCGCCGAAGAACGGCGCCAGCGTCCGCGTGAGCTGCGACGAGATGCGGTAGCACATCGGCTCCAGCGTCTGCCAGTAGAGCTGCTTCATGGTGGCGAACAGCGTGCTGTAGCTGGAGTCGTCGATCATGCCCGCGGCGGGCTTGGTGATGCCGAAGCCCCCGAGCACGAAGCTCACGAGCTGGTCCCAGCCGCGCGGGTAGTCCATGTCGATCGGTCGGCTGCCCCACTGCTCCAGTTTGCCGCCCGGGGGCGACACGTAGAGCTGCCCGGAGTTCTCGGGCCCCTGGTGCGACGCCTCGAACTCGGCGCGGATGCGGTCGATCTCCTCCTCGGGCAGGGGGACGGCGCCCTCCATCTCCTCGAAGTTCAGGACGGCGCTGGGGTTGATGCTGCGCCGCATGCCGTAGTGGCGGGAGCGGTCGATCTGCTCGACGAGGTCGATGTGGTCGCGCAGCGCCGTCTGCGGCGAGTAGCCGTCGTAGCGCAGGAACGGGTGCGGGTACTTGAACTTGAGCATCCACTGCGCCGGGATGGCGGCGCCGACGGCGCTGCTGGGCGTCGGGTAGCTGCTGAACGGCCCGTAGGGGTAGACGGGCTGGATCCGGTAGTAGCCGTCGGGGTAGTCGGGGTTGACGACGGGCTGCGGGATCGCCAGCGCCGTAGGGACGCTGTAGAGTTCGTACGGCGCGCCGAGCACGTTCGGGACCATCCAGGTGAGCGCCGACCCGGTCAGCGACATCTGCTGGAGCCAGCGGTACATCAGGTCGCCGAAGCTGTCCTCGGGGTTGGGCTTCTCGAGGAGTTCGACGAGGTCGTAGGGGCGCGCCTGACGGCCGTTCTCGGGCAGGTCGTACTTGGAGACGGGGCGCCTCCCGTCGGGGGCGCTCTCGTCCTTCTTGAAGATCTGGAACTCGCCCTGCTGGAACTGCTCGCACAGGCGGTGGATGGCGACGTACTGGATGCCCGTGAAGTGCCGCGACTGCTCCCAGCGCTCGTCGCTCCAGCCGCCCGGCGCCCGCGACCGGAAGGCCTCGAGGAGCCTCTTGAACGACGCCGAGTTGGACGCCAGCGACCTGCCGTAGGAGCCGCCCGGGACCGGGGCCTGCCGGTGGCCGTCCTCTTTGAGGGTCGCCTGCAGGCCGAACGTCTCGCGCCACAGGTTGCGCGACGCCTCGTGCGCCCGCTGGATCGGCGGCGTCGATTTCTGCGCCGACAGGAGGCCGCGGATGAAGCTCATGCCACGCCTTTAGGGAAGGAGTTTGCACGCGCGGTCGCGCGCGCTTACAATCGCTGTCACTATACCCTAGGAGGACGCTGGTGTCTACGCAAATCCTTTCCGCACCGGAGCTGTTCGCCAAGGCGCTGGGCAAGACGTGCGAGGGGGCGTTCAAGTGCCACTGGTGCTTCTCGCCCTGCACCGACCGCGACCTGCACGACGACCCGCCGCCCGTCCCGTTCGTCAAGTCGAAGTCGGGGGCGCGCAACCCGGCGGGCATCTACGTGTGCCTGGGCTGCTGGACCTTCCGCAGGAAACGCATGACGGTCAGGAGCATCGGCGGGCAGATGAAGGACGGGCAGTGCCCGATGAAGCACTCCTGGCTGGTGCGCGAGGAGGCGCGGGTCGTCGCCGGGGGCGAGGAGGCGGAGCTCTACCGCTTCCTGCTGGCGCCGACCACGCCCTTCTGCCTGATGTTGGGCACCGACTCCGACAGCTTCGTCCACCTGGCGCACGTCAACGCCGGGGAGGCGGGCGACAGGACGATGTTCAAGTTCACGCTGAACAACATAACCCACCAGTATTCGCCCTACGAGCTGTACGAGACGCTGCACTCGGGGCCGTCGGGGCGCGAGCCCGGCGCCCAGGCGCTGGCGCGGACGCTGGGTCCGTACGAGGGGCTGGTCGAAAGGCCGGCGCCGCCCAAGCCCTCCGCCCAGCCCCGCCTGCCCAAGAGGCAGGTCAGTCCGTAGGTTTCGTGTCCCGGTAGAGCAGGATCGTGTCGGCGCGCGTGTGCCGCCAGAGGTTGCCCTCGAACGCCATCGAGTAGCTGAAGTTCGGCGGCGCGTCGGACTGCCGGTCGGACAGGTACTGCCACTCCTTGACGTGCAGTTTCCCCTCGCGGTAGCGCCACACCCCGACCCAGACGCACCGCGAGGTGCGTGAGGTGAGCGTCGCCGAGCCGTCCTGGTACAGCGTCACGTCCCACAGGTTGTCGGCGTAGGCCCACTGGAGCACGTGGTCGCCGAGCACCCAGGCCGGGTGGGGGGACGGCGCCGGGCCCGGGCGGCGCTTCAGGGGCGCCGGGGCCCCCACCGACTCGACGACCCCGGCG